GTCGTGGAGGTGTTTTTATGCGCAGAGTAAGCATCATTTCTGTAGCCTGTCTTGTTCCGTAACCTACAAGAACCTGATCTCCCCGTCCAAAGGGAATCCCACAAATCTTAGATCAGCCAACCGCCGGGACGAGTTCTCTCCTTTTAGATACCTTTTCAAAACAGCAAAGATGCATTCTGACAAGAAGGGTCGGGGTTTCCAGTTGACACTCCGAGATATAAAGAATCACTGATTTTGCCCAAGACGACGAGCCGTGGCGACGGGGGTCCGAAGTCGCCTCAGCGAGCATCTCTTGACCGCATCAACACCGCAGACATCTACAAACCAGGCAACATCCAGGTTGTGTCAATGATGGCGAATTTTGCCAAAAACGAGTGGACCGAAGAAGAACTGTTAGAGTTCTGTAGAGCGGTTACTTCCTCAAAAGGACGATAATCCTGCTTATCGTCCTTTTGATGTTTCCATTCAGATTCAAGTTGGTTACAGTCTGATCATCGCCCGCTTTTGAGTAACCAAAAAAGGAGTCACACAAGTGATTTTGGATTTAAGTGAGGCAAGAGAGAATTTGAAAGAAAGCGTTATAAGCATGTACTGCGATGTCATCGACATGCTAAGAAACGAAGAGAAGATCGCCAACAAGATACTCGAAAAGAATATGTATTGCGCCATTGCCCACAGTGGCGTTTCGCCCCTTGATTGGGCTACAGAGGAAATGAGTCGTTTTTTTGCGTCATCGTTCGAGACGAGGATGGGCAACGTGCTTGGAGCATATGCCGAAGACCTGATAACACTGGTATACCCGGACGCAGAGATTCGACAAGGAGAAAGAAAGAAGCCTGTTGATCTTGATGCGGTTTTCAAAAAGGGAAATAAGCAGGCGCACTTGCAAGCTAAGTCGTCAGACAAGTGGGGCAACTCCGCTGCAAAAGAGGCTCTAGCTAGGAAGATGGGTGAATATGCACGAACATTACGAGACTTCTACCATCGCGATGTACTAAACATCTGGGGGTACACTGGCGGCAAAAACTACAAAAAAAGAGAAGTCTACCACACTGCCGCTGGTGAAGTTGGTATCTTGGTAGTGAGTAACAAGATGTTCTGGGAATTCATCACTGGTGTGACAGATTTTTGTAACACGGTGATCGTCCCGGCGATTGACGCTGCTCGTAGGGCGATGGGGAGTGACATGAAGCTCGCTAAACAAGGCGCTGCAAGGAGCCTTCGAGAATTTGCCGAGGAATATACCCTCCCCAGCGGCATGATTGACTTCCCTGATTTGTACGACCTGGACCTTGATTGAGGATAAAAATGAAAATCGAAAACGAGATCCTGCTCGGCGACTGTGGTTCTGTCTTAAAAGAAGTACCAGATAGCCTCTATCAATTGATTATGACATCGCCGCCTTACGCGGACCAGCGAAAAAACACATACGGCGGCATTCACCCCGACAAATATGTAGGTTGGTTTGAACCTATTGCAAAGGAACTGCATCGGGTATTGAAACCTAATGGCACTTTCATCCTCAACATCAAAGAGAAAGTTGTTAACGGGGAGCGAAGTACCTACGTCATCGACCTCATTAAGATGATGAGGGAGCATGGATGGCTTTGGACGGAAGAGTTCATTTGGTGCAAAAAGAACTCCTTTCCTGGGAAATGGAAAAACAGATTTCGTGATTCGTGGGAAAGATGCCTTCACTTCAACAAGCAGAGGGATTTTTTGATGAATCAGGAGTCTGTGATGGTTCCAATTGGAGATTGGGCTAAAACCCGATTGGCTCACTTAAGCGACACCGACAAAGTAAGAGACAACTCAAAAGTGGGTTCCGGGTTTGGAAAGAATGTCTCCAATTGGGTAGGGAAAGAAAAGGTCTATCCCACCAATGTACTGCACCTTGAGGATGATATCATCCAAGACCTTATACTTGACGAAAGAGACATGGGGAACATACCGTGTCTTCTCTTGGATTACTTAATCAAAAGTCACCCTGAGATCAAAGTACAGGTAGAACCTCCTATGATGGAGAATGTACTACATTTAGCGACAGAGTGTGGTAACAAAAACCACAGCGCAGCGTTTCCAATATCGCTACCAACTTGGTTCATCAAGTTGTTCACCAATCCTGGTGATTACGTTCTTGATCCCTTTATGGGATCTGGAACTACAGCGGTAGCTGCTGTTCGGCTAGGTAGGGTGTATACGGGAATTGAGTTAGACAAAGAATACATCTCAATTGCTGAGAGTAGAATTAGCCAAGCCACGGTAAACGATGTAGAGTTAGCTGAGGAGGCAGCAGCAAAGAAAGTAAAAGCAAAGAAGGAGAAAGCGAAAGCAAAAGCCAAAGAGAAGGCTAAGAAGTTGCCCATCAAGTCCAAGCCCAAAGACGAGAAGAAAAAACTCGCGAGCTAAGTTCAAGAAAGCCGGTTGCATGTTGCAACCGGCTTTCTTTTTTAGTATAATACCACCATGAGAAAGATCATTTGTGCTGCTGCTTTAGCCCTTGTCACTCTTGTGGGTTGCTGCGGCAACAGTAGACCGGCTGTCACAAAACAAGAGGTAGTTCGTGTATTCATGCATCATCCTGGCGAGTACAGTGCATTGGTGCGGGACGGGCAAACAATCAAAACTGATCGGTTGAACTACGGCAGTTATTGGGAGTACAAGGCGATCATCGTCTTGGATGTGCTTGAAAAAGAACCCATGTGGTACGAGTTGCGAAACAAGATTTACACAATCCATCTCCACAGCGAGAAGGACGTTGATGGTGGCGCTTACAAGCCAGGTAAACAACCTGAAGTCAACACGCGAGTGGTCAAGTGACCAGAAGCCGGCTGGAAACAGCCGGCTTTTTTGTTGAGAAAAAACCCACTAGGCGATATGATGCAATCAGGGATGAGCCATAACCTCTTAGTGAGAAAAATATGAGCCTGGACAGTCTGAAGGGTAAGAAGGTCTTCGGCGTCAAGACAGACAAACATCTCTACTATCACACCACAACCGGCATCGACATCACATTCACGGACGGTACGGTTCTACACATCTCTGCCTATGGTCAAGGCGATATTCGTACCGACATCCGCAGAGGCGATCCTCCCAAGGAAAAGGCTTATGCATGGCACAAGAATGAGGAGGTGTTCCTGGCGAAGCTGTCGGAAGACGACAAGAAGGAATATCAACAAGCCAGGAAAGCCTTCTTCTGGCTCCTCGACCACTGCAAGGAAGTGTACAAGCACTACAGCTACTTTAACAAGAGTTGGCAGGAGAACACTCGCCAATTCACCATGCAGATCGACAAGGAAGTGGACGACCCAGAAGGAATCTTGACGATCTTTCTATCCTCTCACGTTGCCCCTGAGTGCGACGACTGGTTTGTGCTGGGTAAGAAGCGTGACTGGAAACGCATCCTTGAGATGTACGAGGAGGTGCAGAATGGGAAAAACAAGAATAACGGCTGATTGGCAAGACAGAGATGACGAGTACACTGATACGCCAGATAATGAAACGACCGTTCGTTATTACGCGAACGAAGAAGATGCGGACGGCTACTTCTACGAGATGTACGTTCGCGTTAATGGCGATCAGGCGGCAATCATCGTCACCCCCAATGGTGTCAGTATAGATTTCCGTGAATCGGGAGAGAGCATTCACACCAACTTGGTGCCCACAAGGATGTTCCCCGAACATGCTACATTGGAGTGGAACCAGTTGAATCAGATCCTCATGGTGTTGAGAAGGACCGGCATCGAGGGCAGGATCTACTCACGCGAGGAGATGGAGGAGAGATTCAGAAGATGGAAAGAGGAAACGGGATACAAGGAAGAGAATGAGTAATTTTCAGATAGGTCGCCGTCGTACTCACGTCAGGTACGAGTACGACGGCGACGGTCGTTTTGACCAAGAACGCTGGAATAGCGATGATAAACGCTACTGGACGCGCTGGTTGCGGCGGGAATGGAAAGAAGAACTACAGGAGAGGATCAAAGACCACCATGCCAACGACAAACATGATGATCTCGACAAAGAGGAGCGCCACACATCAGACCAGCGCTCACATCACAGCGAGTGGTAGCCTGTTTACCACAGACACTGCATCTTTCCTTGTCGTGCTTCTTGCAGTACACCTTTTCGGGTAGCGTGGGTTCACCACATTCGCCCACATAAGGCTCCCAGAAGGCACACTTAATCGGGGTTTGGTTTTCCTTCGTTGTAGTCAAAGTATTCCTCCAAAATCGTATCCAGGGAATGTTCCTCAAGCTCACCCCCATAACGAATGAGGAACTCGCTTTTCTCACCTGTCCAGAATAAGTGAGTACAGGCATGGCACTTTACCCCATCACGGATGTCGGGATAGTGTCTTTGGGAATGACTGTCGTAAATCCAGTTGACCGCATTGCATCTGGGGCAGTGGGCTTTACGCCAGAACTCATAAAATTCCTGAATGCGGTCATTGGGAACTTCAAACATCTACGTCGTCCTCACGTTGCATGGTAGCGTGCCACTCCTTCGGCGTTAGGTGTAGAACATTTCCCACCAGTACAACGCCAGCCATGTGAGATGCATCTTCATTGATGGGCAGGTGATGAAGCCGTCCCTCCTCATTCACAAGGAGAAGAGGATTATCTCCACGTCGAACCGGAAACCGACAACGAACGATCTCGATGTAGCCATCAACGTGTCTTTGAAGCTCATGGAGAGAGAAACAATTGGAGCCATCGGCAGGGTGAACTTCAACGGTTTCTCCGCTGTATTTGATCAGTCTAGCCATATGAGTGCCTCCTCTATTTCCATTATACCACGGTTTCCCTTTCAGTCCAAATGGAATATGAAAGTCGCAAGTAGATGACTTTTCAGGGTCGCCCGCCCCCTAAATACAATTATGGACACCACCACGATCATATCGGACATCCATTTAGGTAGTGATTGCTGTCAAGCCAAGATGCTTGAAGCGTTCCTTGAGAACATCGAAAGCCGCAGCACACGACTCATTCTAAATGGAGATGTCTTTGACTCGATGGATTTTCGCAGATTAGAAAAACACCACTGGCGCATCTTATCTAGACTGAGGAAGATTTCTGACAAAATGGAAGTTGTATGGGTGGTCGGTAATCACGATGGTCCCGCCGAGGTAATATCACACCTTCTTGGACTGACGGTAGTGAATAACTATGAGTTCGTCAGTGGCGGTAAGAAGGTGTTGATACTCCACGGTCATATCTTTGATGAATTCATTGACAACCATCCCGTCTTAACGTGGATTGGTGACATGATCTACTGGCTCCTGCAAAAGCTGGACAGTCTTCTTTTCAGGGACGAGCATTACATTGCGAGGGCGGCAAAGCATAGCAGCAAGAGTTACTTGAGGTGTTCGGAACACATCAAGGAACGTGCCATTAAGCTCGCCAAATCGCGAGGTTGCGATGTTGTTTGTTGTGGGCATACCCATAACGCGGAGATGAGTTTCTTCGGAAGCACTCAGTACATCAACAGTGGCTGCTGGACGGAAAAGCCCTGTCACTTCATCGCCATTCAAGAAGGAATAGTCATACTTGAACGATTCCAAGCCGCATAAGTTTGGAATACCCGGATGCGGTACGCCTGGCGGGAAGGGCAGCATTGAACTCCACGGTTTCATTGGATTGGCAGAATTGCGTGGTGGCATTATGGGCGGCGGCAAAGGCAGCATGTGTGAATGAGGCATAGCTGGCGGCTGCATCATCGGTGGCGGAGGTGGGGTTCTCCTGGGCATAGATGGAGCTACTGGCGTATTAGGTATACGCGGAATGTTCCGGCTATGCAGGGAATTGGATGGCTGAAAAAAAGGACTCTGCTGTTGCCCTATCACCAGTGGTGCTTCCCTGATAAAGATCAAGGTAGCCCTGTAGGTTCTATCAAACTCCGTCTTAGTATCCGACATGGATGGGATCTGTTGATGGGTTCCATATTCGCACACGATGGAGAAGGCACCATTACGGTAATACCAGTCAACTTCCGAGCCATAGATCGGACGCCCGTATACCTGACAGGCGCGCATTCTGTTATAGTGGCTTAGACTTTGCATCTTTCCCAGGACGCGGACGTAATCTGCTTCATTGGGACATGGTGCATTTTGATCGCCATAGGGACTCAGATACACTCGCCCAAAGGTGTGACCAGAGATCGCCGCATTAAACCTGATCTGAAGGAACCACTTCTGAATGGCATCCAAGGGTGCAACGGATCTCTTGGAATCCTGTGGACCTGTTGGGAAGTTCCGGTTGGGATCTACGCCATCGCAGTGACGACTATGGGGATAAGAGTCGGGGCATACCACTGGCACGAAATAGATGTCTCTGGTGTTGATGAGTTCGGTTACTTCCGGGTCAGTTGTGTAAGAAGACAACATGGTGCCGATGAAACCCATCGTGGTACTGCAAGCTAAAGGTTCATTGCCGTGGATGCAAGCGGTGATTAAAACCTTTTTCTTGGGGGTTGGGTCAAACAAATTGGTGACACGGATATAGGACAACTGCCTGCCCCTAGAAGACGTGCCATAGGTGCCGGTTTCTACCAGCCCTGGAGCCTGGGTCTTCCACTCCTCTAGCTGCCTCTGGATGGTGGCGTAGTCCTGATATCCTGGGAACGTATTTGTCAAATTAGGTTTCGCAGGATATCTCTGCTGGGGAGACGGAATAACCTGTTGGAATGGTGGTACAACTTGGGGAGCCTTGGTAGAAAGAACCAAGAGAGACAGGAGGACCACACAGAATCCCCCTACGACTGCGACAATCTTCTTCATGACTTTCCTTTCCAATAAAAAACCCCGCCAAGGGGCGGGGCTTATCTCCTGCTATCGAGCATTTCGTACCAGGGTCTAAGCACCCTTTTTGGTTCTGGCTTAGCCTCCGGTGGCGCTGCCGGCAAAGGTTCGGGTTTTGATATAGGTGGTACTGCCGGCTCTGCTGGCAGCTTCACCTCTTGATGTTGGGGGTCATGTAACTTACAGTCACCAGCCACCAAAGGCTCCTTTGCGGGAGCCTTTGGCGGATTCTGATCCACTGCAATCAGTACGGCGTCTTCACTCATAGCCAGTTCTTCAGTACAAGTTGATACAGGCAAAATGCCAGTTCACCAGACAAAACTACATAAGCACCAACCTCGACCAGTTCCCAAATCTTGCTACCAGCCGCAACAACTGGAGAAGCCTTCTTTGGCTGGACAACAACTGGAGCTTCTTCCTTTTCTGGTTCAGGGGCAACAACAACCGGAGCAACGGTTTTGGCAACAGGTTTAACCTCGCGTGGTGCCTGTTCGCGGGCGTTAACAACTTCACGAATGGCGTTCATAAGATCGTCCTTCGTGAGAAGGCTTTCCTGTGGCTTTGCCGCAGGAACCATCTTCATCGTGCCCTTGTCGAGTTCCTCGACATGGCTGTCAACTACCTTGCCGTCCTTGTAGGTTTCTTTCTTGCGGGTGGTGACAACGGGAGCAATCTCCTCGACAACACGTTCCGAAAGTACCATCGGGATTTGCTCAACATGCGTTTCAACTACACGCTCCTTCTTGCCGTCCACAACGGTTTCGTAAACGCGAGTTTCGACGCGGCGACCCTGTGGGTCTGTATTGTGTTCAATCTTAACATCATCAGCCATAAGTGCCTCCCTGTGTCAAAGATAGCTGCCACCCGTATTTAGTCATCATGGCACTAAATTTGACAACCTTATTACGTTGGGATCGTGGTCAAGTCAGACGCCTGCAAGACATAAGGAATCTCGAAGGTGTAGTTTGGCTGAGTGGTTGTGTTCCCGCTGCTGTAAACATACTCGGTCTTCTTTGCCAAATCTCCCGCCTGTGCGCCTGCCGGATACTCAATGATTGAAGTAATGCGGTTGCTGTTTCCAGAGTCCGTGGCGATGTTCTGGAACATAAATGCCCTGGAACGCCCACGAAGAAGCTGCCAATCCGCTGATGCCGTTGTACTCAAGCCGGCATTAGTAATATACCAATTATCTGTTGGCTGATTCAACTTCACCAGTGTACCCAAGGAATCTGGGTAGGTATTATCGCCGCCAGGACCGTGAGCCTGGAAATTGGCGATGGTATGTCTGTCGAAGTAAGCCGGCAACTGTGCCACACCAGCCATTGCGTTGAACCTGAGAACGGTTTCTGCGCCGGTATTGGAAATGTAGAACTTGAAGCGCTCTCTCTGGGTGGAGTTTGCTTGGATCATCAAACGGTACGACTGATCCCCTAATTGAACAGCAATTGCCGTGAACAGGGAGGCAAAGTTCTGATCACCATTCAGGTCAGCGACGACCTGGGCGGCGGTTTGCGCCGAACCAGAAGTCAATGTGACGTTAAATGAGTACCAAGTGGCACCAGCGTCAATCGAGTAGTTGATGGTCAAAGAGGTGTTGCCAACCGTGTTGTACGGCGGCACCGCCCACGCATAGGCGTAGATGGTCTTGTTCTTGTTTGCGGGCACCTTGAAGTCAAGGACGTACTGCCTGTCTTCAAGAAGAAGATGCCCGATGAAGTCGTTGTCGAATACGTTCTGGTAGAAAGGCATTGGGTTCCCTCAACTGAATTACCGTTATGGTAATATAGTGGAGGGAACCCAATTCTTGATTAGCCAAGGATCTTCTCCATCTCTTCAACATCTGCCGTAGTATGCTCGATGTTATCCTCTAGCATAAGGACGATGGACATATCATTGAAGGCTTCGGCAAACTTCTCAGCCTTGGGATAAAGTGCGTGGTAGACAACCAAGACTTCTCGCTCCATCTTCACGGCTTTCAATAAGATGGTATGGGCGCTTAGAGCTTCACCAAGACGACTAAGACAGAAGTCGTGAGCGGCGTCGGTGGGCTTGCCGCCAAGGGCGACAATTTTATCGCCGAACATGCGGATGTGTTCCAGTTCGCCAGCCATTTCCTTCTCAAGAAGCGGCTTGAGATAAAGTCTCTCCATGCCGCGAATCTCCAGGGAGGACTGGAGATAGAAGTTAAAATGCTTGCGCTCATGCATCAGCACGTTTTGAAGCTCTCTAACCATTTCCGGCGCAAGGTCTTGCAGGGAGTCCTCCGCTGCTTGCACCTTCATTTGGATGTGATTTTTCATCTGATCATTCATACTTTCGTCTCCAACAACAAGGATTGCAACAGACGCCGGGCATACTTCATATCACCCAGCTTTTTACTAGAAAAACGACCATCTCCGCGCTTCACTGCATGAAGCAAGTTTTCCTTAACCAGAGGATGAATCTCTTTTGGTTTCCTCCTGTGTTCGGGAAGTTCGATTTCAGCTTGGACGAAGTAAGTTTTACAAATCTCACCGGGCGCACCATCAATGAAAAAGTCAATTTCCCAACCACCAATCTTATACCTCCGCTTCCTGAACTTCAAGATAGCGTCCTTCTTCAGCATAAGGTAGTCCTGCGGGTCTAATGGAGTTTCAACCTCCACGGTTTTCTTGCCCACATCTTGCTTATAGGTAAAGGTATATTTGAATTCAACCCAATTGTCGGGTCTGAACAGGCGAATGAGACGGATACGAGCCGACTGTTTCTTGCCAACCATGATGTACACTTGCTCAATATCTTCCATGAAGTCAGATGCTTCACTGATTTTTTTTTCGGATGTATTCAGGCGAAGGACGTACTTCCGTTCATTTTCAATCGGCATCGTTAAACCTCCATTTGCGGGTATTGCTTAAACCTTAACACGTTATGGGCAAATAAGCAAGGATCAGTCTAAATAGTGGTATGGAAACGAATACTGCGCTCACGGAAGCGAGAGATCCAACATGGATTTCAGAACGGCTCAAAGAACTGGTGGAATCAACTGACGGCGGTGAATCATACCGCAATGCGCTAGAAGAATTGTCTCAAGATGAAAAGCTTGAGGAGTACACCCGCTGTGCGGAATCCTTCAAGTATTTCGCGGAGAACTATGTTTACATCACCCACCCGAAGCGCGGTCTGGTGCTTTTTAACCTGTACGGGTATCAGGAGAGATGTATTCGTGAATATGACGAATACAAACATAGCATTATTCGCAAATTCCGTCAGGGCGGTTTGACCACCTTAACCGTGATCTGGGCACTCTGGCGTTGCATGTTCAAGAACGACCAGAAGATCATGATTCTGTCCAAGTCTGACCGTGAAGCCAAGGGCGCTGGCAAGATTGTCACCAACGTCTTGAAGTATCTTCCAGAATGGATAAAGCCGGATGTTGAACTCGACAACCAGCACGAAAAGGTGTTCAGTGATACCAACGGTTCCATTGAGTTCTGGACCTGCGAAGCTGCTCGTTCCAAGTCTTTGACCTACCTCATTATTGACGAAGCGGCGTTCATCAAGAACATGGACGAACACTGGAAGTCCATGTACCCAACGCTGTCCACTGGTGGTAGCTGTATTGTCATCTCGACCGTCAATGGTCTTGGTAACTGGTATGAGGAATGGTTCCACGCCGCTCAGCAACACAAGAATATGTTCCACGTCATCGACATTGAATACACGGAGAACCCGGAGTACAATAATGCCGATTGGGTGAAGGAGATGCGTGCCAACCTAGGTGAAAAAGGTTGGCGTCAAGAAGTGTTGGGTGACTTCCTGGGATCTGGTGAAACCTATGTTAGCGGTGAGTGTATCACCAATCTTGCCAAGATCACAGGTCGCACACCGCCCATCAAAAAGCTATTCCACGAATGGGAAAATGATGATACGGGTGCCCACGAAGATTGGAAGATGCTTAACCCTCACTACAACCGTGGTGCCATGTGGATTTGGGAGGAGCCGCAGGACGGTGTTGAATATGTTCTTACAGCCGATGTATCTCATGGTGTTGGTCAAGACAACAGCGCCTTCATCATCGCGCGGCTGGATACGATGGAGCAAGTTGGTGAATTCTACTCCAACTCCATCCCCGCTAATGACTTTGCCCAGGTCGTCTTCAACGTAGGTAGATGGTACAAGGAAGCTTTGGTAATTGTGGAAGCCGCAGAACAGGGCTTAACTGTTATCAATAAGTTGGAATACGGCTTGGGTTATCCAAACCTGCACTACGAAACTCGCCGCAATATGGAAACGGCTGGTGTTAACATGAACAAGGGCAACCGTCCGGTATTCCTCGAATTGATGCAAGCGGCATTACACAACAGTAGGATCAAGATCAAGAGCTTCCGCTTAGTCAAGGAACTGAAGACCTTTGTAGTTCTCAACAAGAAGCCGCAAGCCCAGAAGGGCAAGCATGATGACTTGGTGATGTGTTTGGCTCTCCTTATGGGCATTCTTGATGCACGCAGACGCGAGATGCCAATTGGCGCACATCGGCTCAAAGGTTACTCTGATAATGCCATTGACCTATCCAAGGGCGACCTCTTCCTCAAGATCAAGGCGGAATTGGAAGGTGGTATGATTGAGGAACTTCTTGCTGAGCAGGCAGAAGACGAGGAAGACGACATGATGACAGGAGACGAGGCATTGATGATGGGTCGCGTCATGCATGATGTCCGTCGCCCATTTGATGAACTCCTTAAGGAATTTGATTGGTAACATGAAGAAGAACGCAGAATCAGCGGCAACCTATGTTCAACAAGCCCTTCGTGAGGCAGGTAGTGATTTTGCCCTCGCGAACGCGCGCAGGTATTTGGTAGCTGCTCTTGATGAGCTTACGAAGGTTCACAACAAGCGCGAAAAGCGCGAAAGGAATTTCAAGCTAGAAGAGGAACAAAGGCAGAAAAAGCGTCTCAGACTAGATGAAGCCCGCTGGCGACTTCAGAAGCTTGATGAAATGCTCAAGGCAGAACAGGTTAAATGGCAAACCGGATCAAACCAGTCCGACTCTCCATGAACTTCAGATAACGATTGTAACCAGATATACATCTCTTTAGGACATCTTCGGGAACCTCCACGGCAGGTTCCTTCGGTTCCTTGAGTATCTTACCACTCGCCAAGTTCGGCTCGTCAAAGAGGAAGGGTCTGTATTCATCAGATAAAGATGACTTCAAACTCAGCGTATTCCTTAAAAGTGGAAAAGCTCGCTTTGTGGTCAAGTCCTCGTAGGTGAGGAGCGCTCCATTGGTACGAGCCGCCATTTCACACATCCTTCGCAGTCTGAAGAGGTAATACGTTTCCGCCCCGCCAGGGGGATAGCCCTTGGACATAAGGGTGGCAAGGGGAACCTGTGGGCTTCTCACCATATAGATAAACTTGCAGACCCCATAAAGCGACTTGCAGGTGAAGTCGTAATTGCTCATCAGCTTATCAACATACCAGTCGGTGTGATCTTTGGACGTATCGCCTAAAACCTTGTCGATCCTGATACGCGCACGGTGCAAGACGGAGGGGTGATTGTAGCACAGATTGGTTCTGCCAAAGCAACGTACCTTTGGGTTGGTGCCCAAAATGCGACACAAAAGGGTTCCACCTGAACCCGCATGGGTGATAACTAGAGCGTGTTTCATGTCTTAGAAAAGTAATGGAAGTGCTAAGTATATATGATATGTATCCCTCATTTGGAATCTTCTTGGAAAGCCGGGGTTATTGGGGTTCTCAGGGTGCCGGTGTTCTCGCCATTGCTACAGACATAGGCAAATGGCTAGTAGCGCTCCGATCTGGAGGGGTCGGCTATGAACCTCACACTTGGTCTACGATAGGTGGAAAGATCGATGACGAAGAGATGTCGCCAGACCAAGCTGCCCGTAGGGAGTTTTTTGAGGAGACAGAATATAACGGTCCTTTAACACTACATCCGGCTTACGTTTATGTATCACCGGAAAAAGATAAGTTAAGGAAACCAAAGTTCACCTATCACAATTTCATTGGCGAGATTGTCAAAGGCGATTGGGAGCCGCAAATCAATTGGGAAACCGATAGATTCGTCTGGGTGGGGTACGAAGGCTTAATGGAGCTTAGCCCTAAACATTTTGGATTCACGGCACTATTAAAACATTCGGGAGATGTTATCAGACATCTTTCCAAGAGGTACAACGCCTAAACGGAGGAGTATGAAGAAGTTTTTCCTGAGCGTGCTATTCGCATTACTCGTCGGAGTCGCCGCGTTCGCAGAGGTGGACATCCCGCAGGAGCAGCGCGTCCACAATTTTCCATCAGGTTGCTGTGTGTGGTGTGCCCTTGAAGACCTTGCCAACATTCATGGCGTCACGCAACTCAAGGGCATCGCTAAGTACCGCCACGACAACTATAGCAAGGTGAAGACATGGGTGGAAGGAGCCTATGCAATCAATCAATGGGGTCAGTGGGTGCAAATTGAGGGACCGCACTGGAGCTATGTTAACGAAGCCCCAGGAACTCCTGAGAGAGTTCTTGCTGAGTTCAAGAGGCTAAAGGTCAAGCACTACTGGCTACAAAGACACTACAACTACGACACCGCCATTCTCAAAGAGGCGGTGGACAAGGATTTGGGCTGTGCCGTGGGTTTGAGGGATTACCCCAAGATTGGTGACTATCACATGGTCACTCTTACACACCTTGATGACAATGAGTTTATATTCATCGAGAACAGAGGGAAGTGTTCAAGATATACGGCAAGTCGTGAGTGGTTTGATCAGCACTGGACTGGTTATGCCATTCTCTTGTACCCAGAGCGACCAGCCACTTCCGAGTATCGCGAAAAAGTTAAACCCGTCGTGGATGAGGAGCGCATAAAAGAATGACCCAATGCTAAATAGGGTCATGAAGACCTTTGAGCAGTATGTTGTTGAGCAGTGGGACGCCAAGTGGCAACAAAATATGCCACGAATGATAGCCCAACGTGCGAAACGAGCCGCTAGTGAGTTAGAAGAACTTGCCACCTCAGTGAACACTTGGACTCAACACAACCCTAATCAATATCAAGGGGTTGAGCAAAAGATCAAGTCAATGGCGCAGTACGTTCAGCAACTAAGTGCCGCAGCAGGCAAAACATCGAACCCGCAATCAAACCCACAACAGGGACAGAATATGGGTCGCCCTGCTGCGGCACCTGTTCAACTTCAGGGTCTAAAACCTGAAATAGCCCAGCAACTCCAGAATTTCCCAAAACTATCTCAAGCGATCAGTCAGATAGGAAGATACAAGGACGTGGCAGAGCCGCTTAAGGACATGCTTAATGTCAACGCCAAAAGATTCCCTGTTTGGGAAAAGCAGATTGAGAGCGGGCAGCTTGATGCACAAGGCTTAAAAAACAAGTTGGTGCATCATGGCTTCTACAATCCGCTTTCTTATCCAAGGTACTGATTTTCGACTGGCACCTCCTAAATAACTTGATCTCACTCAGTTATGTGTGGGAGAAAGTGAAAAGGAATTGATATGCCATTCTGGGCAGACTTTTACAAATACTTCACATACGCCTTCAAGCCAGACCCCCTGTCGAGAAAGCGTGCTGAGAAAACGCTTGACGGCGTTGGTGTTACACAGCCTGATGCTATTCCCGACATCCGCGCCGACAACTGGTGGGGTGGAGGTAATAGGGGTCAGATCAGGCTGCGTGACTCCAACGACTTCATCGACCTATCCAGTGTTACCAACCGTCAAAGTCGCTACAAAGAGTATGAACGTCTCCGCTATGTGGCAGAAATAGAAGCTGCTCTTGACATTTTGGCAGACGAATCCTGTGTGAGTGGCGATACCCCCGTCTCTACCCCTTTTGGCAATATCTCGATTCAGAAGTTGGCGGAAACCAAGAAACCTGGGGAAAAGTTCCTTGTCTACTGTTACGACTTCCATAGGGGAGATTACACCTTGGGATGGGGTCATGATGCTCGTAAAGTCAAGACTGCTCCCACTGTAGACATCTTTCTCGATAACGGAACCAAGCTCAGGCTTACTGAGGATCACCGCGTTCTTTTGAGAAACGGGGAGTGGGTTCATGCTGGCAGCATCAAGACCGGCGATGAACTTATGCCTTTTTACCGCGTTCGTGTACAGCATGGTTTGAATAGCGGTAAACAAAGTCAGTTTCCACGCATTTACACCTTCGCGGACGGCTGGAAGCACGAACGTCAGTTCGTGGACGAGTGGAGGATGGGCGACAAGGCGGGGTACGACCCCCGCTTGAAGACAGCCCTCAAGTGCCTCACCGAAGGACTTCAGTTAGAACAAACCAAGAAGATTCTAGGCGGCGAGAAGAAGGTTGACTGGAAGACAATTGAAACCCTCCTACGCAGGAACGGTTTTACTTATCGAGAAGTTAAGTCTCTTAATGCTCGTCATCCAGATCGTCGTCGTGTCATCGGCACCGCTAAGGGTCCAACAATTGATGTTTATGACATCAGCGTTGATGACCATGAGAATTTTGCTACTGATAGTTGCATTCTACATAACTGCCAGATTGGTGACAATGGTCACACCTTTAACATCGTCTGTAAGAACGAGACGGTGAAGAAGGAACTGGAGTATATGTATCACAAGTTGCTCAAGGTAGATCGTAAGATTTGGAATTGGGCAAAGAACTTGTACTGCATGGGAGATTGGTTTGGTGAGGTTGTTATTGACCCAGAGAATCCAAAGCTGGGTGTGCTAAAAGTTAACCCGCTTCCGGCAGACAGTATCTATCGCATTGAAACTACCAAGGGTAAATTGCTGGAATTCCAGCAAAGCAAAGAAGGTCCAGACTATCAATCCCTCGCGCGTGTGGATGTTACGCAGGCGAATGATGCAGAACTTGCCCAGGCGACTGCTATTCGCTTTGCACCTGAACAGATTGTTCACATACGGATCGGTGATGATCGCAAGACGTTTTATCCGTATGGTGTATCCATCATCGAACCGGCTCGCGGTCCTGCGCACCAGTTACGTCTGATGGAAGATGCGATGGTTGTGTATCGTTTAACTCGCGCACCTGAGAGAAGAGTCTTCTATGTCGATGTTGGTAGTTTGCCGCCAAACAAAGCTGAAGCCTTCATTGAGCGCCTGAAAGACCAGCTACGCAAGAAGAAGATGTACACCAACCGTGCTTCGCAAACGGGTGGTGCAGGCTCAGTGGAAGAAAGATGGCACGCACCGGCACAAGACGAAGACTTCTGGCTACCAATTCGTCCAAATGGTAACACCCGTATCGAGACACTGCCTGGTGCGCAGAACTTGGGCGAGGTAGATGACGCCCTTTATTTCCGTAACAAGTTGCTCACGGCGTTACATCTTCCGAAGAACTACCTGTCTCAGGATGATCCGAACGTCAGTAAGATGACGCTTTCCAGCCAGGACGTGAAGTTCGCCCGTTATATCGAGCGTCTACAATCCTCCCTTGCAGACGGGCTTCTAGAAATTGCTGAGCGTCACCTCACGCTCCGTGGCTATCCCCAGGAAATGTGGGATGACCTTGAGATCAAGTTAACACCTCCGAGCGAGTGGCGTGAAATGTCTCGCATGGAGGTCATGCAGGCGCGTTACACTAACGCTTCCACCGTTGTCCAGGCTCAGTTGATGAGCAAGTATGACGCCTTGGTTGAAATTCTCAAGTACCAGCCAGATGTGGCTCGCGAGATGTCAAGCCGTGCGAAGATGCAGGCTATTGAGGACATGAAGATTCAGGTCATGGGTCAGAACCCTGAGATGTTAGGTCTTGGCAACCCCGGTGAGGGCGATCAAGAGATGGGTGGTGAAGCCGGTGGTCCTAACCCAATGTTGGGAGGTGGTCAGGGTGCCGGTGGAGCAAGTGGTGCTGGGGGCGAAGGTGAACAACCGGAAGGTGGCGATCAGGGTGCTGGTGGCGGAACACCACCTCCTCCTGGCGGAGGCGCAGGTGGTACTCAAGCAGGTGGACCGGCTGGCGCACAAGCAAAACCAGAAGCTAAACCACTACCGGAACCTTCGGATGAAGACATCAAGAAGTATGACCTTGAGATTCGTGATTTCTCCAAAGAGAAGGACGAGGAGGAGATCGACCCGATTGAGCTTGGAGAATTGTAATGGAGTGTTATCTTTCGGATCTAGCCGAATTGTGGAGAAACTATCGTGAGAATCAAGTGAGAGAAGCGGCTTACCACAAATGGTTAAAAGCTGGAAGCCCTTATGGTAATAGCATCGACTTCTGGGTTGCAGCGGAGTGCGAGTTTGATGAGATCAATAGAGGGAGGTTGCAGTTATGTCTAACCGACGAGATTGTAGACCCAACCAAGATATTAAATGAGGTCGATTTGGTTCTTCCTCTTAATTTCCCGATTATTAAGTTTCTGTAATCAAACATCACTGGTAGTGGGTAAGCTGGAGAATTATGAAGTTCAAAGATTGGCTGCTTGAAAACAGACTCATGATATGGGACCACACCAGCACTCAATTTACTGAAACTGAGGGAGGCAAGTCTTACTTCAAAGGAAAGAATGGGGAAAAGTTCATAATCCAGATCGAATCGTCAAAGGGTCCGGCTGGATGGTCTTACTCTGTCCAAGTCCATACGGAGGATGGCAAGTTGGTTGGATCGGTCAGATTCACTAAGAATGGCGAAATCTTCAAGGGTCCGAAGCACACTTACTCGACCGATTACGTCCACGTTGATAAAAACTATCGCGGTCAAGGCATTGCACGCGCAATGTATGATTATTTCACAGAGCAGGTTGGACCCATCTACAGGCATGAATACCAGACCCCAGAGGGCAGACAATTCTGGGGGAAGAACAAATCAAGTTTAGCAAGATTTCCAGAGCCAGAACAAATAAGGCGTGGGCGTGAAGGGTATCCCTACAGTGTAGAAGATGTTTAACCAAACGAGCTAAGGTCTGTTAAAAAGTTTTCTCCATTCTCTAAATCTTAATTTCATTTCTGGTAATACGCTGGAGAACTGTCTGCGCCATTTGGTGAAAGCACATCAGGCTCCACATCGTTTTTACCCAACTGAGGACCAAAGAGTTTATCGTAATCCTTTGGTTTCTCCATGTTATCAACGACGTGACCTACGTCTGGTATCTTTTCACCACACTTGCGCAGGAACTTGTAAACGGTACGATGCCACTTGGCATTCCTACCCATGATTAGCTGGATAGCTTGCTTGGCAAGATCAAGATCCTTGCTGTTTGGCTTGTGAGGTTGCTTCAATTCACCTGGATCAGGATCGGCAAGTCCATTGCGTTTCTTGTTATCAGGCAAATTTTCGGCATCACCGTCTGGTGAATCTTGATCTCTGTCCTCTACATATTGCTTGAAGCTCTTTACCGGCATGTGTGTATCTAGCCGAGCGGATTGCAGAAATAAATTGAATGGACACCACTATATACGAGCAACGAGGTGTTGTCTCCCCCTGAACCAGATTAGGAGAGTTCACATGCAGAGAAAACTAATTGGATATGACGTATTTGAGGAGTGGACGAAGAAGTCTCTTCCATCTACTCAATACGAACTCATTGAGGCGGAAGACATCTTGTCCCGCGTTCTGGAAACTGGTCCGCTGACCTTCCACAACTTCAATGAGTCTCACGTTTACTATGAGACAGAGAACGGCACCTTCGTCCGCGCAAACTACAAGCTTGGCAGAACTGAGATCCTGTTTGAGGGTCTTGAAGAGATTGTCATTGATGAACAGAGCGAAACCAGTGCGCGTAAGGATGTCATCCGCAATATGATCGACGCGATCCTTGAGGATAATAAGCCAAAAGCAGACAACCTTTTTGACGAAGTGATGAGCTTGGTTCGTGGTCGCCTACAACGTGAAGCCGCGCAGGAGCGTAACGCGCGTGTTAACGAAGCGACTGGTACGTTCTCTCGTCGTAAGCCGCGCCGTGGTGGTAAAGCCGGCTCTGGTGTTTTTGTTCGCTATGGTCCTCCTGATCCTGGTCGCAGCCGTCGCGCCAAGGAGGGACACCGCAAGCATCCGCGTGCTGCATTCAAGTCTTGGGAATCCCGTAAGCGTCACGATCCGCGCGGCGAGCGTCAGAAGCGTGATCGCAAGTTGTATGGTCGCTTCCGCCGCCTGGCAGCTTCCGTTGTCGGTCGCAAGCACAAGAAGGCAATGACCGAATGGGTCAGCCTGTACGAGAACGTCTTCGGTTATCTCGACTTTGTTGAGAACGGTCGCGTTCTGAATGAAGCGGCTGTCCAGACCAACAGCAAGGGCGATATCACAGCAATCAAGATCCCAACCAGCCAGGCTCGCAACGAAGGTAAGATTCTTTCCTTCCAGTTGAAGACCCTGAAGACCGACTTGAAGGTTCTTCGTGAAACCGCACGTCGTCTTTCCAGTGACCGTAACTTCGTTGAGATGATCGCGGAGTTGAAGCGTCACAACAATATGTCCGACAACGCTTCTCTTGAGGAGTGCCTGGGCGAGATCGTCTCCAAGTTCCCAAGCGTTCTCTACTTGACTCAGGAAGAGTTGGCTGGTGTCATCGCAGACTCCTTGAGTCGCGCTGGTGTCAGTAACTACGACGACCGTACTTGCAGCTTCATGAGCGAGGGCATTTTGCGTGTCGCTCACGGTGCTTACAACGACCGCGTTGCTCGCATCCATCAGTTGAGTGGTGCGCCTGTCACCGAGACGGAAGACCCATACGTCTATTTCCAGAATGTCGTTTCCGACTTCTACCCAAGCTTGGATGAAAGTGTTGCGTTGGAGATGCAGGTCTTCGCTGACCTCTACAACGCGGCTCTTGAAGTCCGTCGCATGGCTCTGGAAACCAGCAACGATGCTCTCCGCGAAGAGGCAGAGGAACTCGCAACTAGCCTCCAAGGTGTCCTTGAGGGCGAGCAAGTTCCAAGCCTTGAGTTGGCTGCTACGGTAGCTGGCTGGCTTGAGAACATCGTTGAAACCAACCTTGAGATGGGTGATTGGGACGTTGTGAAAACCCCTGGTGTTACCGTGACTGGCGATGTTCCAGCCATGCATCAGAAGGCAAAGCAACCGTATACCCCAGCCCAGGACTTCACTGGTGATTGGGGTTCCGAATTGCCGCAGCTTGACACAGATGGTAAGGGCTACAAGACCTTTGGCAACAAGTCTAAGAACACTTCTTACGTCGGCTTGATGGACGACGGCAAGGGCAAGTGGGGCGACCAGTACCCAGACCTCCAGAACCCATATGTTCCGAAGGCTGGTGAATTCACCCTGCATGGCGAGCCGGGCGTTGACAAGACCTGGCAGTCTGGTCTGGACATGATTGGCAATAACGATACATGGCCATCTCTCCAGAACCCATACGTTCCGAAGAGTATCAAGCCACACGTCAACAGCGATAACCGTGTCGATGACGTTGAAAACAGGAGCAAGGACTTGGAGTCCGGTGGTGCAGGAAGCCTGGAGCCAAAGGTGAAGCTTGGCGGCTCCCGTATTGATGGTCGCTAACCAGGGGGAAACCAATGAGAAAAACCAAAAAGTTTCCTTCTACGGGGCTTTATGGACGGATCTATGATCCGAAATCTAATCAACTTATCACCGAGTCAATTGATTATCTTAATGAGGTTCTCTCTGACAATGGTGACTGGCTGATCGGCGAGTGTGTGTCTTGCATCACTTGCGAAATCAACGAGACGAGCAAGGGACCGGGACCACTGAAGTTCAAGGGTAAGTTTCAAGAGGCGAACGCGGTGAACAAGAATCGCCGCATGTACCCTTACGACATTCTTGAATCGAACGTCAAAAGACTGAAGGAAGCAGTATCTAACCGTGGTTTGATAGGTGAGTTGGATCACCCAACTGACTCCATCATTCACTTTGAGAATTCTAGTCACCTCGTCACAAAATTGTGGTGGGATGGTCAGACTCTCATGGGCGAAGGTGAAGTTCTTGACACGCCATCTGGTAAGGTACTGAGGAGCCTTCTTAACGCTGGTGTTCGCGTGGGCATCAGCAGCCGTGGCGTGGGCAATGGCTCTACCAATGAAGACGGCGTTTTGGTGATCGGTGAGTCTTACAAGCTGATCACTTTTGATGCTGTTGCTGACCCATCCACATTCTCTGCATTCCAGCAGAAGATTGTTGCGGGTGCCAATGAGGGCAGCATTCCGACAATTTACGATACCAATTCAAGAAAAAATGAAGCCAGCCGCATAAATAAGGTAAATGCAAAGGCATTGATTACGTTCTTGGGTTGTGTTTTCGAGAACAAAACCAACGAAATTAAAGAGAGGTTGCATTCATGAAGAAGACTAGCAAAGAGTACATCATGCAGGCTCTTGCCGGATTGTTGCCTGAAGATGTCCAAAAGGACGTAATCGCGGCTGTTAGCACCTTCGTTGAGAACGTGCGTGCTGAGCTTGAGCAAGAGTACAACGTAAGGCTTGAAGAAGCCTACAAGATTGTTGCACAGGAGAAGGCACAGGTCGAGAAGGTCGCTGAGCAAGGCTACGCCGAAGCATATCAAATCATTTGCGACTTGCGTGACCGTCTTGAGATCCAGCGTGAAGAGTTTGAACACGCTTTGGGTGAGGGTTACGAAGAAGCATACCAAATGCTTGTTCAGGAGCGTCAGAAGAACGAACATCTTGAGGTGGACCTGTACGAGCAGTACGACCAGAAGGTCCGTGAAATTCGTGAGTTCTTCGTTGAGAAGCTCGACCTCTTCCTGTCCCAGAAGGGCGAGGAGTTCTACGAGCAGGCAAAGCGTGATGTGTTGGGCGATCCTACGTTCGCAGAACACAAGCTCGCCTTGGACAAGATTCTGGAAGTTGCTTCCGGCTATATGTCCGACGAAGACTACCACTTCGCTACCTCCAGCAAGCTTGAGGAACTCAGCCGCAATCTTGAGGAGATGCGTGGTCAGCAGCGTATCTTGGAAGCCAAGAACATGCGTCTCGCTACCGAAAACAACCGCTTGAACGAGGCGGTGCGTCAGCAGGCTGAGGTGCTGACCGAAGCAACTCGTACTGAAAAGAATGAGCGTCAGAGAAAAGCAAGAATCGTAGAGGGTCGGGGGAAGCGCGTTGTCGAGCGTGATCGTCTAGAGGTTATCGCTGAACACCGTAATGCAACCGTTACCAATGACGACGAAGGTGATGATGATATCGCACTGATCGAATCCGTTGGAGATCAGATCGAAAATTGGAACAAGCTCGCAGGAACCGATGTTCTTGAAGAGAAGCAACAGCGTCGTCACCGTAGGGACAACTAACACAAGTGATAAAAGAGGAATAAGATAATGAACATCACAATGAACAGCAGATTGCTCAACGAGGCAAAGATCCTCGAAGCGCGTTGGGCGAAGACCAAGCTGCTGAATGGAATCAAAGACCCCTTCGTCCGTCAGACCACTGCGGTTTTGCTTGAGAACCAGAGGCTGATGAACGAAGCCGCCACGGACACGGCAGACATCGCGCAATTCAAGCGCATCAGTATCCCATTGGTGCGTCGTATTTATCCGCAGTTGATCGCAAACAAGATTGTTAGCGTTCAGCCGTTGCTGGGTCCGACTGGTTTGGTGTACTACCTGCGCTTCCGCTACTCCAGCGCTAAGGGCGCTACCCAGGCTACCAGCCTCCCAGGTTTCCCTGGTGACGATCAATACTCCTTGCAGCAGTTGGCATCTGGTGATGCAAACTTGGACATCTTCTACTCCCACCAGTTCGTCCAGAACGAAACCCAAACTGGTGCGGGCGGCAATG